AACGAAACTGAAGCACTAGACTTGGCTATTGGCTCGTATTTAATGGGTGTGCAAGGGCTGAAAAACCTGAGCGACGATCCGCTACAGGCTATAAAAAGTGAACAGCATTTTGTTAGCGAGTATGTAGAAAGGGTTAAAACTAATGCAAAATTGTACTCTGTTAATAAGGAAAGGAGGTGAGTAAGTGAGGAACACGGAAATAATTCACAGTGCACTTGTGAAGTCAGGCATGGAGTTACCAGAGCTGGAGCTAGAAGGAGTAAGCACGCGGTGCATGGTATGCGGTAAAGAGATAACTCAAGGCGTTAAGAGTTTAACGTTAGGGAGGTGTTGCGTATGAATGATGAAGTTAAAATGCAGAGCGTTACTGTTGAAAAGAAGAAGGAAGAGATCATGAAAAAACAAGGGGCACATGATTATGTTTATTGTCCAGAGTGCGGAACAAAAGTAATACATGATAGCGGTTGTGTAACTTGTCCGTTGTGTGGGTGGAGCTTGTGCGGGTGACATGAGCGAGTATGCTGTAACACCAGAAACACTTAAGATTAGGCAAGCATGGCCGTTGGAACTGAAAATTGAATGGGCAAAAGCAAAGATAAGAGAATGGGTGCATTANTGGGGCNTAGATGGTGTCTATGTTTCGTTCAGCGGCGGTAAAGACAGCACCGTTTTGTTGCATTTGGCACGTGAATTGTATCCAGACATTAAAGCCGTATTTATTGATACTGGACTTGAATATCCAGAAGTAAGAGAATTTGTTAAAACGTGGGACAATGTGGACTGGATAAAGCCAGAAAAGAGCTTTAGACAAGTTATAGAAAAGCATGGGTATCCAGTTGTATCAAAGGAGGTTTCTGGTCGCATCGAGCGCATACGCAGAAAGCCAGATGATGTCGAATATGTTAATCACTGGAAATATGGAATTAAGCCCGATGGAACAAAATCGGCTTTTAGACTTCCTAAAAAGTGGTGGTATTTGATAGATGCAGATTTTAAAATTAGTGAAAGATGTTGTTTGGAATTAAAAAAGGGACCAATAAAAAAGTATGAGAAGAAAAACAATGTGGTTCCAATTATTGGATTGAAAGTAACCGATGGAATAAAAAGAAGAACGAACTATTACAAAGAAGGTTGTAATGCTTTTAATGCAAAACGTCCGATTAGTAAACCATTGTCCATATGGACTGACCAAGACATTTTGAGATATATCAAAGAAAACAATTTACCGATAGCAAAATGCTACGGTGATATAATAGAAGACGAAGATGGAAAATTAAAAACAACTGGCTTAAGTGGGACTGGTTGTATGTTTTGCATGTTTGGAGTGCACATGGAACAGTGTCCAAACAGATTTCAGCAAATGAAAATCAATCACCCTAAGCAATGGGAATATTGCATGAAACCGTTTGAAGAAGGTGGTTTGGGGCTAAAACACGTATTAGAGGTGTTAAATGTCCCATACGAGTAGTTTTATCAAAGAGGTGAAAAATATTGGCTACGAAAAGAGATAAAATATGGCTAAGACAGCCAAATGAACCTCAAAATGAGTATAATTTGTTTGAAAAATACTTAATGTTAGGCGTTGGACGTTCCTTAGAACAGCTTGCAAAGATGCAGGGAAGAACAAAAGTGCCTGCATCTTATGTTACTTTCTATCAAAATTATAATTGGGAGGAGCGAGCCAACGCATATGACGAATACATATTGGAAGAAAGAGGCAAAAAGAGAGCATTTACATCAGATAAACTACATGAAGAGCTCACTGGAGTTGCCCAAAAGTTCCTTGATAAGGTTAATCAACGCTTGGCTACTCTCGATGCAGAGTCATTATCGCCAAAAGATGTTAAAGAATGGGTCGATGCGATTGTAAAAGTGCAAAAATTGAGTGCTGACATGGGCTTAAATTACAGTAAAAACGGCAAAAAGACGTCTTTTAACACTCCTTTAGTTGAAGTTGTGATAAAACAAGACGAAAAAGAGGAAAAAGAGCTTCCAAAACCACAAATTATCAATGTAGAAGACGAAAAAGAAGCGATTGGTGGTGAAGAATAGTGCCAAAAGCCAAAATACAGTTCATTCCACATGCTGGACAGCTTAAAGCTTGGAATTCCGAGAAGCGAATTGTCGCTGTAATAGCTGGTTCAGGCGGTGGGAAGTCCCTATTAGGCTCATTTTGGCTGTTAAGAGAGATACAGAAAGACCCAAGAGCCACTTTTATGGCTGTAGCACCGACATATTCAATGCTAATTCGTAATTTGATGCCTTATATTCAGAATTTGCTTGAACCTTACGGTGCTTATTATAGAACTAATGAAAAAGTATGGTATTTACCAGAAGGCGGAAGAGTAATAATGGGCTCTGCTGATAACCCATTAAGTTTAGAAGGAGCACACGTTAGAGCTGCTTGGTTAGACGAAGCTGGACAGATGGACGCTTTAGTTTGGGACGTTGTTAGAAGAAGAACTGCTTTTCATAGAGGTAGAATACTGATTACTACTACTCCATACTTTTGGAACTGGATAAAGACTGAGGTATACGATAAATGGGCATCTGGAGAAGATGAAGATATTGAAGTAATAACCTTTGACTCAAAGACTAATCCTTACTTCCCTATTGAAGAGTTTGAAAGGCTAAGAGCTACGATGCCAGATTGGAAGTTTAAGATGTTCTACGAGGCGCAATGGGCAAGACCATCAGGCTTGGTTTATGCTGATTTCAGGGAGGACGTGAATTTATGTCAGCCATTTGATGTGCCACCAAGCTGGCGTAGATACATAGGTGTAGACTTCGGATTTAATAACCCAAGTGCGGCTGTTTGGATTGCAGTAGACCCAGAAACTGAAATATGGTATGTATATCGTGAATATAAGAAAAAAGGTAAAACAGCGCAGGAATTAGCCAACGAAATATCTAATCTTTCCAGCGATGAGTTTATATATAAGATTTACGGAGACCCGTCTTCTCCACAATCTTTGAAAGAATTGAGAAGATACTTTCAAGGAGCTGTAGTGCCAGCTGAAAACAAAGTTTTAGATGGTATAGGTGCAGTTATTGTTAAAATGCGAAGCGGTAATTTGAAAATATTCAGTAATCTAACGGAAATACAAGATGAATTGAAATCTTATAGATGGAAAATGTCAGATGAAATGATTTTTGATGAACCGATAAAAGAGAATGACCACTTATTAGACGCTATGCGATACGTTATTTACAGCACAAGTAAATCACAAGGCGTAAGAAAAGTTCCAGTCCCAAAACCTGTGGGGTGGTGAAATGTTAACAAGTTTAGATGTGATATCACAAGGTAAGTCTTTTCCACCTTTTACAGAACTGCCAAGGCTTGATAGATACAGGACTAATAAATTTCTATTTGATAATAAGCCACAAGCAGTATGGGTAGATTGGGCACGTAGATTAGAGGGCGACCAAGGTTTAGGCATGATGGTAGCTCTGAACTATCCACAACGCTTGTCTAAGCTGTGGGCTGATATGCTATTTGGAGAAACACCAAGGATAACCGTTTACCCAGAAACGCAAGAGAATGTAACCGATATGACAAAGATGCTGCTTGTTTCAGACTTTTGGAACGTGTCTTATCAGGTTGCATTAGATGTTTCCAGATATGGCACTGGCATTTACAAGTTATGGTTAGACGGTGTTCCAAGGTTCCAAGCCATTCCTCCTCATATGTGGTTCCCAATAATTAATCCAAACAATATGCATGAAGTTGTAGCACATGTTATAGCTTGGTTGTCTAAAGATACTGATAATAGCGGAGACAATACGTTGTTGATGGAAATACATACTGCTGGCAAGATTGAATACAGAGCGTATAAAATGCACAGTGGCATTATCGGAGATGACATTACCGATTTAGTTTACGAAAACAGAGAAGAAGAGACTGGAGTTGATATACCGCTTATATTCACAGTGCATAACATAAACGCTTCAGATAGTCCCATCGGGCAAGACGATTACGAGGCTATAGAACCTATTTTGTATGAACTTAATCAGAGGTTATCACAAATTGCAAGGATTCTAAATAAGCATTCAGACCCACATATGGCAGGACCAGAGACAGCCTTGGAGCAAGATGAAATGGGAAGATATGTATTTAGAGGTGGGGCTAAATACTTCCCATTAGAAGCTGGAGACCCGATACCACAGTATATAACTTGGGACGGTAAATTACAAGCTGCATTTGACGAGATTAAATTCTTAGTATAACAGTTGTTTGTAATATCTGAGGTATCTCCAGTGCTGTTTGGCATGACTGAAGGTTCGCTTAGAACTGGTGCTGGACTACGTAAAGAGTTGATAGCTCCAATATCTAAATCCAACAGATTGAGAATGCGTTTTGACCCAGTTATTAGAAATATGATACTAACTGCTGGTGCGTTGTGGAACAAAGATTGGAAAGAGATAAACGTTAGCTGGCAGGAAGGGTTACCAATTAACGACCTTGAACAAGCTCAGATTTACACGATGCTATATAAGACTGGATTGGTATCTCAGGAGACTGCTGTTAAAAAGCTGTTCTCTTTGGATAGTCAAACGCTAAACGAAGAACTATATAAGATAAACCAATCAGCAACGGTTAAAAAGGGCGATGCTGCAACGTTGATTGATAACAAATACGGCATAGCAGCGGAAAGTGCTCTAAATGCAGTGCAAGGTGACGGGACGTTAAACACGGAAATTTAACATGCCACGCAGGAATAGAAGGAAGCACAAAGAACCAGAAGATTATTACGAAAACATCAAGTTGAAGAGAAAAGACAAGTTTTATCGTAAAAAGAGGTGGAAGAAAAATGGCAGAAAGAGTTAGCCATAAGCCTTGGGGCAGATTTTCAGAAAGTGATTATACATTGGAGCAGTTAGCTCGTGCTTCTTTAATACACATGCAGGAGCCACCNAAAACCAAGGCTGATTGCAAATTACCAATTAGAGAACCAGATGGAACTTTGAATGCAAACGGCATAGTAGCAGCTGCGATAAGAATACATCAAACAGATGCACCAATGGAAAAGAAACGCAAAGCAGCAAGAAAACTTGTATCTCTATATAGAAATGTTCTAAACAGAGAACCACCAGACAGCTTGAAAAGATTAGCTGGAATGTAAGTAATGCATGTGGTATAATAATTATTAGTAAAAATTACGCTGACAACGAGCGGTAAATCGTTGGAAGGAGGTTTATGATGGCAGACGAAGTTAAACAAGTCCAAAGCAGTAATGAGGTTAACGAAACTCAAGCAGTTAGTGAACCTATACAAGAGCAAGAAACTCCTAAGGTATTTACACAAGAGGAGTTAGAAAAGATTATTGCAGAAAGGCTTGAAAGAGAAAGAAAGAAATACAAAGATTACGACGAATTAAAGAAAGTTGCAGAAGAGTATAAGAAGATGAAAGAAGCACAGATGACAGAAGAAGAAAAATTACAGAGCAAGTTAGCTGAATTAGAAGCGGCTGTGCTTGAGAAAGAGTTGGAGGTGCAGGAAGCCATGATTGAAAAAACAAAGATGAAAGTAGCGATGGAAATGGGCTTACCTGCTGACGCTTTAGATTTCATCTCTGGTTCAACAGAGGAAGAAATCAGAGAAGCGGCTGAGAAGTTTAAGAATTTACTTGGAGGAAATTACTCCAAGGTTGGTAAGCCTTCAGCTCCTGCAACAGCACAGTCTGGGTCGAAGGTATGGACACGTAGCGAAATAGAAAACATGTCACGAGAAGAACTAATACAGCACAGAGAAGAGATTAAACAAGCCATGAAAGAAGGACGTATACTTGACAAGTGAGGTGAAAAACAACAATGGCAAAGTATGAAACAGATAGAAATAATTATAAAAGCGTATTCGAAACTGGCTCTACAATAATTCCAACTTATTGGAGCTCTGTTCTTTTAGAGGACTTAAAGAAAGAGCTCGTGTTTGGGTCTCTTACTAATGCGCAGTATATCGGTGAAGTTAAATATGGACAAACACTAAAAGTATTTAGCGTATCTGATGTAAGAATAACTGATTATTCTCCTCTTACTGGTTTTCCAACTGGTTGGACGCCAGATAGGGCTTATGCTAAAGAAGAGATGACTCTTACTATTGACCAGGTAAAGGCATTCCAGTTCTTTGTAGAAGACTTAGAAGATAGAGCAGTATTGGTTGACCTAATGAGCAACATTATGAGAGAAACAACTTATTCTCTACGAGATATTGTTGACCAATACATAGCTGGAAAATTTGAATCTGGAGCGACTCCATTCCTGACTGATACAGGAGCAGAGATTGCGGCACAGCTAACCAATACTTACACTTTCTACGACCTATTGGTTGACGTTGACACTTTAATGAATAAAAACAACGTTCCAAGGAATGGTCGTTGGATTGTCGTTCCACCAGAATTGAGAGCTCTACTGCTTAAGGACAATAGGTTTGTAGCCAACGCTTCTTCTCCACAAGCTTATGTATCTTTGCTGAATGGTGAAGTTGGTCAGGCGGCTGGATTTACTGTTAAGATGAGCAACAACGTTCCTACGCTTGGTGGAACATTAGCTGGTTCTTATCGTTTCTACGCTGGAACTAACGATGCGTTGGCATTTGCATATGATGTAGAGAAGATTGAAACATACAGACCTGAGAACAGATTTGCAGATGCCGTTAAAGGATTGTTTGTATACGGAGCTAAGGTAATCAGACCAGTTTGCGTTTACAAAGTTGCAGTTACGCTACCTGCTGCTCCACAAGCTGGTCAATAATTACGTTTATCACATTATTAGCGGGAGCTGTCGCATGACAGCTCCCGAGATAAATGGAGGTTAAAATGGCAGTATTGTATGATAAGAAAAACAAGCATTACGTTTATGTAGAGGACGAAGAAGTTGAAACACTGATAAAAGCTTATGATTGGCTGGAGGTGGTCAGATGGCACTCACAATTGGCACCAACAGTTACGTCGACGTCGGATACGCAGACGAATACTTCAGAGCAAGAGACATCGACGGAACAGGAATCTGGAAAGACCTCACGAAAGAACAAAAAGAAGCAATATTAGTTCAAGCTGCATCTTTGCTTGATACTTTAATTTATAAAGGTGCCAAGAAAGACCCTAATCAGCCAATGGCATTTCCAAGAGTTCTAATGATTAAACACGGAGTAGAGTTTGCAGCTGAGCTTTTAGATACTGGCTCCATTTATGAAGCTATCGCACAGTTATATCCACAAGAACCTTATATTTACAGAGTTGGAGATATAGAATACATTGACATTGGAACTCCAGAGATAATTAAGATGGCACAATGTGAACAGGCGAAGTATTTACTTGATATGGCTAATGACCCGAGAATACAAGCTATTATGTCTGGAGTATCGTATGTAGCAGTAGGTTCAGTTAGAGAGGCATACAATACTGATAGGGTTAGTGCTAAAACGGTGATAATTTCTCCTATGGCTAAGTCTTTAATAAAACCGTTAATCGCTGGAGCAGTTGGACAGATATGAGCATTGTAGACAAATACTTAACGCAGACAGCTTACGTGTTAGAGCAGTTAGGAACTAACAGATACGGTGAATACGAAACTGTTAGTAAACCGATTAAGTGCAGGTTAGAGATGTCACAAAGCTACTTAGGAGAGATAACCAGAGCTTTAATGATAACTGAATACCAAGCTAAAGCGTTAATGTTTTGTAAAGAACAAGTAACTCTCGGGCAAAAAGTAATGTATAAAGGTAATGAATACACAGCGATACAGGTTAATGAAATAATCAATCTCGACGGCTCTCTATCTCATTATGAGGTAATATTAGCGTGAGAAAAGTAAAGATAAAAATATCTAAGACTGACCCGTGGATTTCTAAAGCTGAAGAATACCAAGAAATACTTGAAGATGCTTTCATTAAAGACGGCGTAATCATTAACTTTAGAAAGAAAAGCGTTGATGCATTCTACTATGCTAAAGAAGTGCTTGCACCAGAAGATACTGGCAATTTAAGAAGTACGATGCAGTTGAGTGAAAGCTCATCTTCAGATAAGATTACTTTTACATTCTCGGTATCTGCGTTTGACTTTGACGAAGGAGTGGCTTACGGCAGATTACACGAATTAGTGCATGATGGCGTTTATAGATATCACAAAGAAGGAACGATGAACCAATACATGCTTAGAGCAATCAATAAGAAATTTGGCACCAACTTTAAGCACTACACTTCAGCTTTTTAAGAGAGGGAATGAGATATGTTAGCGGCAGAAACAGTGTATGACCTTGTAGCAGAAGCAATAAACGGAAGGTGTGAGCTGTTTGTCGGCACACCACCTTTTAATTTAGATGACTTGGTAGCACTTTACGATACTGGTATTGGAGATGGAGCTGAAGTTAACGGTTCAACGATGGAAAAAGCAATCATCATGGTAGTTGTCCGTTCTAAAAGATATGCTGATGGCTCTGCCATAATTGAAGATATTTATAAGCATCTCAACGATGCAAACAAAGATGGGTATGAATACAAAGATGGTGCATATATTATAATGATAAGAGCATCAAGACCTCCATCTTATGAAGGTTTAGATGCGAGGCAAAGGCACATATTTACGCAACAATTTAATGTAATGCGAGAGGTGAAATAAAGAATGGCTATAAGCGGCGCATACGGAAAAATATACGTTAAACAAGGTGGAACCAATGTTAAAATCGCAGAGATGTCAAGGTGGACTTTGAACTTGGACGTTAACGATGTGGACGTAACTAACTTCGATACTGAAGGTTGGGTAGAAAGACTGACCACATTCAAGGATTGGACTGCATCTTGTGAAGGGAACCTTGTCATTGGCGATGTCGGACAGATGGCTTTAATACATGCTTACATAAACGGAGAACCAGTGACAATAGAGATGACTATTGGCAAACCCGACCAAGAACAGCTTGTAATATCTGGCAAAGCTTATATGAGTTTAACATTAGAAGCTTCTACAGATAGTCAAGCAACGTTCTCTGCTGACTTCAACGGCATGGGTGCTTTGACAATTTCTCCATAATAGCATGATTACAGGTCTAATCGGTAGTGTTTGGTGTCTAAGCAAAATAGAAGATTTGACAAAACCGATAGACCGTGTTAAGGAGAGCCTGCCATTTTGTGGTGGGCTCTCCAATTGGCATTTTGAAATGATAATGAGTGAAGCTTTGGTTGATGGCTCTAAAAGTGCTACACCAGTTGGTTGGTTGTTAACATCAGATGGGTTTTGGGCAATGCAAAGATGGATTGATAATCCGTATGGTTACGCTTTTGTGGAATTAAACTTAAACTTAGAAGATGTGCAAACTGCGATATGCGGTTACGTTTTACTTCCACCTATTGATGTTGAAGAAGGAGTATTGACGTATCAAAGGTTACAATTCCAAACGCTTGGAATACCATTTTTCATAAAAAAGTAATGGAGGTGCAATGAATGAGTGACGGTAAAATAAGGATTGAAAACGGAGTTAGGGTAGCAGATGTCTTTGTAGGCGACAAGTCTTACGTTGTTAAAGCTAAAAAAGTTAAAGAGCTAAGAGAGATTATGCAGAAGATAACCAAAGATAAAAACTTGCAGACTGAAGGAGATGCCGTAGAAAACATTGACAAACTGGTTAAGATGTGCAAGCTAATGTTCCCAGAGATTAACCCAGACGATATAGACAATGCATACATGTCACAGCTTGTGGAATTAACTAATCTGTGGCAAGAGCTAAATTTTTCAGAGCTGGAAATGGAGGGGAGCTCTACATAGTTAATCCAACAGCCATGTCACTATCCTTGGGACTTGCTATTGAAACTGATAACAATGGAGACATGCTAAAAGTGTTCTTCCCTTCAACGTTCTTGATTGAAATTTTGCAGTATCTAAACATAACTCCATTCCAGCTTGAAGAAATGTATATGAATGATTTACTGTTTTGGGCTAAACTCGTTGCTGAGAAGAAGAGAGAAGATATGCTAGAAGAATACCAGAATAAATGGGGAGTGCTTATATCTTCAGTGATAAACAGTGGATACAATATTGTCAGGGCTTGGGGAGCGAAAATACACACAAGCATATCTCCAGATGATATTTATCCGTTCATAAAAGACTTAAGGTTTAGCGAAGATGAGAGAAAGAAGCTTGAGCAAAGGACAGTGGAATCAGCCGTGGAGCTCGGCATACCTGCTCCGAAGGTGAAGTAAATGGCAGATGTAATGGGCAAAGGTAGTGGCGAACAGTTTAACATTGAAGTAACTGTTAATGTAACGCAGGCAAAAACGGCTTTAGCTGGTATCAGTAAAAGCCTTGACAGTATTACTAAGAAGGTTGGCACATTAACAAGCAAAATAATTGATTTGCAGTCACGTATTACTGCTTTATATTCTCAGCCAATAAATACGCAGTTAATGTTAAATGTCAGCTTCGCCTCTGCCAATGTTGATGAAGCGTCTTTAGATGCCGCAGTCCAAAACATCGTATCACGAATTAAAGCAAGGTTGCAGTTGGCTGGAGAACAAAACCAGTTCGCTTTGCCAGTAACTCTTACTTCTAAGGGTGGCAAAGGTGCTACGAGTGTAGACGCCATCGTTGCAATGACGACTGCAATGCAACAGGCTGTAACAGAGCTAACCAAAAACATACAGAATACATCGGAAAGCATAAACAAGTTAGATGAAGGCTTATCTAAAGTAACAAAGAAAGCTACGCAGCTTAAGAGAGTATCTGGCGGTAGAGGACAAGGCGGTTTATTAGATAAGGTATTCTTGTCAAGACGCGTAACGTATTCCACTGTTTATGAAACCATATTCGGACAGCTTGGTTACTTTGTTTGGGCTGTAAGAAACGTATCACTAACTGCATCTAATATTGGTAGAACAATAAAGTCGATGGTTATTGACACGGTTGGTGTTCAGCAAAACTTCATGCTAACACTAACAGCCATTACTGGTTCTTTAGAAAAAGCAAACGAGCTTAAGAATACCATTTGGGAGATATCCAGAACTGTTGGCGTTGATATGGCATCTCTAATGCATACGGCTCAGCAGGCGGCTGTTTACAATATTCCTTACCAAAGGATACAAGATATGCTACAAACCATACCTGTATTTGCACAAATGGTTGGCATTGTTAGTGGTGGTGGAGCTGCTGGAGCTTCGGCTATAACAAGCAGAGCAATTATGGCTATAGGTCAGATGTATGCTAAAGGTAAGGTAGTAGCAGAAGAAAGAAGGCAGCTTGCTAACATCGGCATTAACATCGTAGAACTCATAGCACAGGGAATGGGCAAACCACCAGCAGAAGTAGAAGATATGATGAGAAAAGGGCTTCTAACAAACGTAGATGAAGTTGTAGGAATGATTATGAAAGAGCTTGGTAAGAAAACAGATGCCATCGTTAAATATATAGGAACTACCACTACTGGTGCACTTAACATAGCCACTTCTTCGTTAAAGCAGATATGGACAGCAGTTGCTGGAACAATAGCTAAAACGCTAATGCCAGTGCTGTTTACCGTTTCTTCGGTTCTTCAAAGAATAGCAGCTCAAGTTACTGAAACTGGTAATTTATTTTTAGCGATAAAAAATAACGTAAGCAGCTGGCTGTATAACATGATAGTAACTACATACGCTTGGCTTGTTAATATATATAATATTATCGCCAACATATTCAAAGTGGTTATAAATATACTATTTGGGACAAGTAACATATTGAGACCGATACTAATGACTCTTATGGCTGGAACTCTGATATTTTGGATTACATCTTCAGTCCTAAGACTGATGAAACCGATGATTGGGTTCTTAAAAACTATTTGGACAATGTCAGTCTATATTAAAGAAAACTTTAAGACTTGGATTGGTTGGATTAGTGGTGCAGCCAAGGGATTAGTTGGAGTAATAACTGGAGCTAAAAGTTTAAGTGCTGTATTATCTGGAATAATGGCTAAATCCACTATTACTGCCAATATGCTAACGCTTGGTATAGCTACTGGCATATTTGCTCTTTCACTTTATTTGGTTAACGTTGTAGATAGAACCTTAAATCGCAAGATTAACCAATCGCTTGATAAACTGGAACAACAAACAAAGGAAGCATCTGACACTATGAAAAACGCTTTTATACAGCCTACACAAGATACAGCCAAGATGAAGGACAACATGTCCAGCGTTGCAGATAGCACAAAAGAAATTAAGGATAACCTACAAAGCTTTGACGTAATACATGCTATAGAACAACAAGCAGAGATGGTGGCGAACATTCCAGAAGTTCCAGAAACAATTATTGATATTGAGATGCAAGACTACTCTAAATTCTTAGACAATTTGGTAAAAGAAGCCACCAATATTGATACAAGTATTACATCGGCTGTTATTCCGAAGCTTGACGACTTGTCTATTGGTATTGGCGATATAGCCTACACAATTAAAAACGACTTTGCTAATATTTTAACAAGTATCAGAGACCGCCTGTTTGGGCAGGGTGCGACAATAAATGGCATTTACAGTTTAATGAAAAGCAAAATGTTTCCAGAGAGTGAAAATAAAATTCCTGGCGAACCTATTCCACCGATGAGCTCTGGTTATATGTTCGCACCAGGCTTTGCTAAAAGTTTAGCTAACCAAATTAAAGAATATAACACAATCAAGAATGCAATTAAAGGAGTATATAAACTTATACCAACTGGGTTTAACCTTATACCTGGCGTAACTGATTGGTTCGCAGAAAAAACCGTGGACTTTATAAACTGGTTTGGTGGCAAATTTTTAGGAGCACAGCCAATCCAAATAAGCATAGAGGAAGCTATAAAGGACACTCCAGAGTTCATAACGAGAGAAATACGTATAAATGGTAATAGGGTTAAAATTCCCTAATAAGGTGATGCAGAATGCCAGAGAATAGAACCATATTAGAAATAGATGGGGCAAAGATGCCTACTCCAACTGAGATTAAATACGGTGAATATGTATTGTCAAAAGCCGAGAGAAACTTACTCGGGAACATGGCATTCGCTTACATAAACAAGAAGATAAGGATTGATGTAAGATATGCGGCTTTAAGAGAAGATGAATTAAAGAACCTAAAATTACACTTATACTACACAAACGCTGGTGGTAAAGGCATACATCAGGTAACCGTTATATTCCCTTCTATGGCTGGACCAAATGACAAAAGCGTTGTAACATCGTTTAGAGCTTATGTCGGAGACTTAGAATACTCTACGCTAATACTTAAGCCAGACGGCATGTGGTATCAAGACGTTACATTCCAGTTGGTGCAATTATGATAGCGATAACAGACTTTTACGGTAGACTTTATGGCTCTGGCATATCTGAGACATTAGATGCTGATGACATCTTAGAAGCACAGTTCATGCAGAACATGTTTTGGGAAGGTAGAACTGTTGTTAAAGGCACTGGATATATCAAAATACTGGACTACGAAGAGAAATACAACATAGTTAATCCAAAGTCCAGTTTTGCAACATTAAAAAGTTATGAAGACGTTAAGTTTAATGGATACTTTATTATAAGAGATGAAAATAACAACACAAAGAGAATTGACTTTGACAGATGGTTTCTTAAAGAAATAGAATTTTCTAAGGCTAATAAAACCGCTACGCTACATTTTGAAGATGTTCTTGGTAAGTTTGATAGAATGACTTATGAGGGTTATGGATTAGTGAAGCCAGTCACAGTAAGTGGCTATTATTGGAGAATATTAAATGGTAATCCATATAGGGCATTTCCACAAATGGTTAGTAAACCATTCCTGTTTGAGGGCACGGAAGAAAATGCAGGCGGCTTGTGGTGTGCATTAAAGCAAGGAACGTATTTTAGCATTCTATCAAGCTTATCTCAATCTGTTGGAGCTGTGCTGTGGGCTAATCTTAAAGGAGAAATAATGGCTGATTGGGTAACATTAGAAAATTTGTATATGTCAGGAGATTACATATTCCCTAATCAGCAGGTTGATGTTAACAGTGTGACAGATGTTAGAGCAGTTGTAATAGGTGGTTTGGGTATTCCTTCTTTGGCTGTAAAGTACGACTTTGACAACGGAGAAAAAGTAACCATCAGGCTTAATGGTAGAACTCCAAGATTTACACAGCAACAGTTATATAAGACAATGGAAGTAATGGTACCAGTAGATAACAAGCTGTTTATCAAAGAATACAGACCTGATAAATACAATCCTACTGGCTACATGTTCTTAGACGTAGATGAAACTGGAGTAGCATCGTGTTATTATGGTGGAGGTGCTGTGTTTTACTACATTATTCCAACACAGGAAAACAGCTTAATGATGTATAGTGGAACTGTAGAAGGAATAATTCCAATTACTGAAGAAGTGCCATTGAACCAGTATATAGATGAAGTTAGCACTGTAGACCCTACTTTGACTTTAGACTTTCCGATTTTGCAGAACAAAGATTTAATTGAGACAACGTATTTAAGATACAAGAACAGTCCATTCAGAAAGAAACATATTGAGATATCTGTAATACCAAGCAGATTAGATGAAATAGCTCCTTATCCCTGCAAGTTTAAGGTAATGAACGAAGATAACTCTGTGGCGTATGATACAATATTACATGGCATTAGACACAATTTCAAAGAAGGCGGATACTCGTATGATGCATTTTGCGTGCTGGTGTGATGAGTATGAGATATGAAGATAGACCGCAAGCACAAAACAAGATTTTGGGAGAAACAACGTTTACTTACAAAACACTTGGCACTTCTATTGGTAGAATTGTTAGAAGCGAGCAGTATGCCCCTGGCAAATTTAGGGTTGTAGCGTTTTACGATACTGACAACAGGCTGATTATGAAAAGCGAACTGCAAGGAAAGGCTCCAACATATGAATATAGAGTAGAAACGTATTATACTCCAAGTGGCATTGTCACATATACAGTAACGTATCACAGGAAGTATGATTCTCAGCACAATCTCGTATCTGAGGAGGTGCTATAATGAACGAGGAGTTTAATTACGTTCTGTTTTGGCACGGAGATATAGGTGAGTCTAAAAGAATTCAAACAACTATTTGGGATTTTTGGATCACAGGTTTTCCTGCGCCATCGAGTATTTCTCGTATGACCTCGCAACTATACAATGGCAAGATATATTGTCCAGCGCATGGTGGAACTGATATACAAATATACGATATCGCCACTGATTCATGGACTGTCGGAACGCAAGCTCCAATCGAATTGTGGGTTTGGACGTCTCAACTTTATGAAGGAAAAATTTACTGTCCTGAAGATTACGGATTAACAATGCCAATATACGATCTTCCATCTGATAGTTGGATAATGGGTGCAGAACAACCAGCAGAATCAGACCGCTATACATCTATTCTTTACAATGGCAAAATTTATTGTCCTAATCATGAAACGGGCGCTATGGATATTTACGATATTTCCAGTGATACGTGGACTGTTGGAGCAAAAAGTGATGATTACATATATCCTTATTCATCTCAAATTTACAATGGCAAAATATACCTAATTGAAAATGGGCAAAAACCGATAAATATATATGACATTGAGTCTAATGCGTGGACTTTCGGATCTGCGCCTC